TCTCAGTGACAGAGTTGACTCATGGCAACAAGAAGAAGACAGACAGGATTGTCTGGGCCTTACAGGGTCGCTTCGAACATGGAAGGATTAAGTTAGTAAGAGGCGAGTGGAATAAGCAGTTCGTAGATCAACTACTTAACTTTCCTAACTCGCAGGTGCATGATGACTTGATTGATGCTTTAGCGTACATCGATCAGATTGGTATCACAGAGTTTACTGACATGATTGAAGAAGAAGAATACGAAGCCTTAGACCCAATATCAGGATATTAGGAGAAAGTATGACTGATGAAGAACTAATCAGACAGATTGGAATTTATCAAGCTGGAGTTCCAGGCTATAGACAAAATATTATGCCAAGGCCAAGAGATGCTGGCGGTCAGATGGTTGAAAGAAAGATGTATGAACCTTTACCTAATGCTTTTGTTTCGTCAAAAAATCCTAGAGTAGCTCATTTTGATGAAGATGTTACAAGATTATTTCCATATGTTGCATCACACGAGTTTGAACATCAACTAGAACAACTTGCTGATGAAAGATATTATAGAAATCAAAAACCACAAACAGAAAAAGAAAAAGTTAAAAACTCGGTTGATTTATACTTTGGAGCACAAACAAATTTTTTATTTGATAATTTAGAAAAACTTGGTGTAAAAAATAGGAGAGCTGCTGTTGATCAAATAAAATTTGGTTTAGCTGGACAAGAAGTAAAAAATTATTTAGCAGAAAAATTTAATTTAGATAAAAAATTACCATTTGGTAGGATAGGACAACCAGATCAACCTCTTTTTGAATATCTCGCAGATTTATCTGGTTTAGAAACACACTATGGAACTGATTTAACTCAAGACCCTGTTATTAAAAAAAGGGTATTTAATAATGATGATCGTCTTATTCAAGCATACAAATCAGTAACTGGGTTAAGGCAACAAAGATTAGATGCTAAAGATTTACCACCATATACGCCACAAACACAAGAAAAATCATTTGTGAATTACTTTAAAGACTTGTTATTTAATAAAAATAACTTTTAAGGATTGGTATGGCTATAGCAAAGTTGTTCCAAGGATTACTAAGCGATGCAGCTATTAAGTCTGCAGATGTGCCTACTGCTGCACTGCCAGAAGATATTGTTATTAATCCTCAGCGCACTCAGAGAGCAAATACGCTACCTACATACCAAAAAGCACTGGATGCTCTTGGTGTATCAGAAGGCGATGAGGTACTAGACTATGGAGCAGGCTTAGGACTTGGAGCAGATGCTGCTTCACTAAGAGGCGCTAGGGTTTCAACATTCGAGCCACTACCACAAGGTGAGTTTAAACCTACTTATACTGCTCCTGATGATGTTCCTGCTGAGTCTGCAGACAAAGTTCTAAATATGAATGTGTTAAATGTGCTGCCACGAGAAGAAAGAGATAAGGCAGTGCTGACAATCGGTAAGGCTTTGCGTCCTGGTGGCAGTGCAATCATCAATGTTCGGCCTGAAAGCGACATCAAAGCAGCTAAAACTGCTATCAAGGCTGACGATGAAGGTGGATTTATCATGGGTACAGGCAAAGAGCGTACCTATCAGAAGGGGTTTACACAGAAAGAACTGCGTGAATACCTGCAACAAACGCTTGGCACAGGCTTTGCTGTTGAAGATGTTAAAGGTTTAACTGGTCCTACAGTCAAAATTACTAAAATGTCGCCTGTTTCGTATGATGAACTGGCTAATACCAACCCGTTTCCTAGCACAGTAGAGGATATGTGATGTCTGAATTCAAAGAAACCCCAGTTACTGAATCAGATAGAGAACTTGTCTCTTTCGTTACTTCGCATTGTGATCGCTGGCGTGAGCACAAAGAAGTAAACTACGAGAAACAATGGGACGAATACGAGCGTCTATACTATGGAATCTGGTCAGATGAAGATAAGACCAGGGAATCCGAGCGTTCTCGAATCGTTGCACCAGCTATCCGACAGGCAGTAGAGAATAAAACCTCTGAGATCATGGAAGCTACCACAGGTCGTGGTGAATTCTTTGAACTTTCAGACGATGCTGCAGATGTCGATGGTATTGATGTCGAAATGATGAAGAAACAACTGCATGAAGACCTAAAGAGAGACAAAGCAGACAAGGTTTGGTCTGAAGTAGACCGTAATGCAGAGGTCTTTGGCCTTGGTATCGCAGAGATTCATGTTAAATCCGTGATGGAATTCATCCCTGCTACCCAACCTCTACCAGGAGGAGCAGGTGCAGCAATCGGTGTCATGGAAACAGAGCGCACCACAGTACCTATTAAGTCAATCCATCCTCGTAACTTCCTATGGGACCCGAATGCAGACTCAGTAGATGAAGGCTTAGGTGTTGCTGTAGAAGAATACACCAGCCTGTTCAAGGTTGTAAAAGGAATCGAAGATGGGATCTACCGAAAGGTTAATATTGGTCCTGAGTATACTGATAATGCTCTTGAGCCAAATCAACTGGACACACTTTACCAAGAAGACAAGGTTAGAATCCTTCGTTACTACGGACTAGTACCTCGTGAGTATCTTGAGCAGCTTGAGAATGAAGGCAGAGAAGTAGCTGACCTCTTCCCAGAAGACAGTGATGCAGATAACTACAGCGACTTAGTTGAGGCTGTTATCGTTGTCGCTAATAACCAGTACCTGCTCAAGGCAGAAGCAAACCCATACATGATGAAGGACCGTCCAATTGTGACCTATGTACCTGAGAAGGTTCCTGGTCGGTTGGTTGGTATGGGAACCGTGCAAAAGGGCTACAATATGCAGAAAGCTATTGATGCCCAGCTCCGTAGTCACCTGGACTCTTTAGCACTGACTACGGCTCCTATGATGGCTGCAGATGCTACACGCCTACCTCGTGGTGTCAACTACAAGGTCCAACCTGGAAAGACACTGCTTACTAACGGTAATCCTAACGAGATTCTCTTTCCGTTTAAGTTTGGTTCTACTGACGCTGGTAATATCACCACAGCCCAGCAGTTTGAGACCATGCTGCTTCAGGCTACTGGTACACTAGATAGTCAGGCTATGACTCGCTCAGTAGCATCAGGCGAGGCTGGTGGCGCTTCTATGTCTTTAGCTATGTCTTCTATCATCAAGAAGAATAAACAGGCACTGATGAATTTCCAAGATGACTTCCTAATCCCTCTGATTAAGAAGGTCGCCTATCGCTATATGCAGTTTGACCCAGAGCGTTATCCCAGCAGAGACTTTAAGTTTGTTCCTGCCTCCACCCTGGGTATGGTCGCTAGGGAGTACGAGCAACAGCAGTTTGTTGGCCTACTCCAGACCCTTGGACCAGACAGTCCTGTACTTCCCCTGGTGCTAAAAGGCATCATCAAAGGCTCTAGCCTGTCGAACAAGGAAGAGTTGGCTGCTGCTTTGGACCAGATGAACCAACCCAACCCAGAAGTTGTGGCAATGCAGCAAGCCCAGCAGCAGTCCCAGATTGCTCTGCTCCAGGCCCAGGTCCAAGAGCTTCAGGCCCGTGCTGCTGAGTCTCAGGCCAATGCCCAGGAGTCTATGGCTAGGGCGCAGAAGGCTGCGGTAGAGGCTCAGATGATGCCAGAGGAGTTACGCATCAAAACCGTCCAGGCTTTGACTACTAACTTAGACCAGTCCAATAGCGAGGAGTTCAATCGTAGGGCTAAGGTAGCTGACCTAATCCTCAAGGAAAGGGAGATTCAGACTAAGGAGAACATAGTAGAAGCCCAAATGAACAGAAAAGTTCAGTAACCACTTGACAAAATCTAAAAAGTGTGGTATAATTAATACACTGTTGTAGAAATACAACACAGTCCTAATAAGGAGAAACTGTGGATAAAGAGTTACAAGCCTATTACGAGGCTAGGTTCGACATGATGGCATCCAAGGGATGGCAAGACCTGATCGAAGACCTACGCAAGATTGAAGAAGTATCAAAGGATTTAGACAGATGTAACGGCATAGAGGACTTGTACTATGCCAAGGGACAGCTAGACATCCTTAACTTCGTCTTTAAACTCAAAGAAGCGTCCGAAGATGCTTATGAGGAGTTACAACGATGAAGCGGATATTTGAATTTAGGTGTGTGAAAGACCACACCAGTGAGAAATTTGTTGATGATGAGGTTCGCTCTATTGAGTGTCCACATTGTCACAATGAAGCCTCTCGTATTATCTCGTCACCCCGCTTTGTGTTGGAGGGCATCACAGGTGCGTTTCCGACAGCACATGATGCGTGGGCTAGAAAACACGAGGAGGCAGCAAGAGCCTATCAAAAGAAAAGCGAAAAGAATAGCTGATCCGATGGGTATTTTAATTTCCTAGAATCCGTTGTGGACAGGAGGATAATGTGGCAGAAATAATCGAAACGCAAGAAGAAGAGTTTGAAGCAGCAGACATTACTCAAGAGACTCAAGAAGAGCAACCTCAAGAGGAAGTAGCACAGGAAGAAGTCCAGCAGGAAACTGTTGAAGACCTTCCACCCAAGTACAAGGGCAAGAGTCTTGATGAAATTATCAAGATGCACCAAGAGGCTGAGAAGCTAATTGGTAGACAGGCCCAAGAAGTTGGGGAAGTGCGTAAGCTAGCTGATGAACTCATTAAGCGACAACTCGAACCCAAGAAGGAAGAGATTCCTGCCGCAAAAGAAGACGAGATCGATTACTACGATGATCCGAAGAAGGCAGTACACAAAGCAATAGAAGAGCATCCAGCAGTCAAAGAGGCAAAGCAACAAGCCTTGGAGATGAAAAAGATGCAGATGTTAAATCGGTTGGCTTCTGAGTTTCCTGATTTTCATCAGACCGCTAATGATCCAGAGTTTGCGGAGTGGTTAAAAGCCTCTCCAGTTCGCCTTCGGTTATATGCTGAGGCAGACGGAAGCGGGGATTATGATGCGGCTGCTGAGCTTCTAAGTACTTGGAACTATGTTAAACCTAAAGCTGCACCAAAAGCTGCTGCACCCTCGCAAGAGATTAAAGCAGCACAGAAGGCAGCGGTTAAACAAGCAACCGTAGATGTCGGTTCTAATGCTACTAGTCCTACCTCTTCTAAGATCTATCGCAGGGCGGATCTAATCCGACTACGACTGGAAGACCCAGACCGCTACGATGCATTGCAAGACGAAATTCTTGCAGCCTACGCAGAGGGACGGGTTAAGTAAACCTTAACTTTTAGGAGATTTAAAATGCCTTTGGGTACTAATAATGTAACAACGACAACCGCAGCAAAGTTTATTCCTGAGATTTGGAGTGACGAGATTGTTGCTGCATATAAGAAGTCACTGGTTCTCGCTAACCTCGTGAACAAGATGAACTTCAAGGGTAAGAAAGGTGACACCGTTCACATTCCTAAGCCCACTCGTGGCACTGCTTCTGCTAAGGTTGCTAGCTCTCAGGTTACTCTGATTGCTGCTACTGAAGACGAAGTAATCGTCAACATCGATAAGCACTATGAGTACAGCCGACTGATCGAAGACATCGTGACCGTTCAGGCACTGCCTTCGCTTCGCCGTTTCTACACGGATGACGCTGGCTACTCGCTCGGTGTGCAGGTTGACACTGACATCTGGTCGCTCTTTAAGTCGATTGGCGATGGCGATGGCTCGGACTACACCAACAGCCGTACCTTCACCTTTACCGATTCCACTGGCGCATTGATCGCTTATGACGGTTCTGTGTCCAGCACGGAAGGTAAGTTTGGTGATGTTGGCTTCCGTCAGGCTATTCAGTATCTGGACGATGCTGATGTTCCGATGGATGGTCGCTCCTTTGTTATCCCGCCCGTACTGCGTAACGCTTTGATGGGTACTGACCGTTACACCGAGCAAGCCTTTACTGGTGAGTCCGGCGCTGCTAACACCATCCGCAATGGTCGTGTTGGTAACCTGTACGGTATCGAAGTGTACATCTCCAGCAACGCACCGACTCCTGAGTCTGGCAAGCGTCTGGCTGGTCTCTTCCATCGTGATGCCTTCACGCTGGTTGAGCAGATGGGTGTTCGCTCACAGACCCAGTACAAGCAAGAGTGGCTTGCTGACCTGATGACCGCTGACACGCTGTACGGTGTTAAGACGATTCGTCCTGATTCAGCAGTTGCCTTGGTTGTGGACTGATCAATAGCTTAGTGCTCTAATAGCACAACAGCTTCTCCCCAGGCTCACAAGGTCTGGGGAGTTTTACTAAGTAAATTTACTAAGTTTACTGAGTAAAACTACAAGAGGACTTAAATGGCGATATATCGTGGTCCTGGTGGCCCAGGTGACGCAACAGCAGATGCAGCCAATGCTGCTCAACTAGCGCAGACTTACGCTAGCAATGCTGCTAATAGCGCCGCTGCTGCCGCACAATCTGCTCAAAGTACAATTGATTTTACTACTGGCTTAGATGTTGCTGTTTCGTCTTTGCCTGCTGGCTCTACGCCTACAGTTTCATATAACTCCACTACAATCTCTTTAGCCTTTGGTATTCCAGATGGTACTACTGGTCCAACTGGGCCTACTGGTCCAACTGGTATAGCTGGACCAACTGGTCCTACTGGCCCGACTGGACCACAAGGTAATACAGGCCCATCAGGTCCTCCAGGCCCAACGGGACCAACTGGTCCTACTGGATTAACTGGCCCAACTGGACCTACTGGACCACAAGGACTACAGGGCGATCCTGGTCCAACAGGCCCGACTGGTGCAACTGGCCCTACTGGCCCGACTGGTCCACAGGGATTACAAGGAGATGCTGGCCCACCTGGACCTACTGGCCCAACCGGACCGCAAGGCTTACAAGGCGATACAGGCCCTACAGGACCAACTGGTCCTACTGGTCCCACTGGACCTCAAGGTTTGCAGGGAGATCCTGGTCCAACTGGACCGACTGGACCCACAGGCCCTACGGGACCAACTGGCCCACAAGGCGATATAGGACCTACTGGCCCGACTGGTCCAGCTTCTACAGTTCCTGGACCTCCTGGTCCTACTGGTCCAACTGGAGCAACTGGTCCTACTGGTCCAACAGGGCCTACTGGGCCAACTGGGCCTACTGGTGTGGGATTAACAGGCGGTGGCACAGATTTAGCATTTTGGGAAAACGATCAAACTATTACTACTAATTACACAATTACATCCAATAAGAACGCATTAACG